AGCGCCTGCTTCACACGCAGGAGGTCACTGGTTCGAGTCCAGCAGTCTCCACCAAAAAAGTCCAGGAATCTCAAGGGTTCCCGGACTTTTTTATTTTTGCCAAGATTAGCTTTGTTAGTAACGTGTTAGTAGTAGCGATTTAGGTTAGTTTTTTTAGGACGCTGTTATAAGCTTTCTCATTGACGATTTTTAGTGTGTCCATAAGCTCGTCCATAACTTCCCACGCCCTATCCTGCGCTACATTCCCAACCGCTTTCAAAAATTCACTGCCGGATGGTTTTATTTTCTTGGCCGGCGCAGGCTCTGCAGAATACAGCATTGGGGGCGTTTTCGCCTGCAGTTGCTCCCCGCCGTGCTCGTTACGGATAATGTAGAGCGCCGCCAGTTTCTCATAGTTTGTCCAGCTCGATTCTTCTGTTTCAAGGCGAGCTATCCAGCGCTTGACCTCATTCTCGTCGACCATAGGGGTGCACCCCCTTTAGTCCTCGATCGTGTCCATGCAGCGCTGGATGGCTCTGCGGATGCTTTCGTCGTCGGCGTTGTCCAGCATTTCCTGCAACTGGCGTTTCATGTTGGCGATGCCACCATCACGGGAATAGTGGCCGCGCACATAATGCGTGCCGCGTCTCGCATTGGACATATCACGGTCATAAGCGCCGCGCATGCCCGACTGCCAGTCTCCGTCGCGGGAATAGCGGCGAGAATAGTCTTCATCGCGGGAATAGCCGCCGTCTTCCATCATCTCGATCTTATCGATGTTCTTGATGGTTGCTGTCAGTTTGTGGGCAATTTCTAGGTCACCCGCACCCAATTCGCCTTTTCGGGCCAGTTCGTCCAGCTCCTTGCAGAGCATATCCCGCAGTTCATACATAGATTTCATACCCATTGTGTTCTCCTTTCTCAGCTCACACGGTCGATGGTCAGGTTGCTATTGGCAAAGCTGACCGCCTCCGCGCTGGTGTTCTTTGCTGCAACGGTCACGCAGCAACCACGCGGCACTTCCACAATGGTGCTGACGTAGACGTTAAAATAGTTTTCCACCGCAGCCGGGGTGACGGTCGCCGTTGCTCCGTTGAGTGCTTCGCCGTTGACGGCAAGCGCCGTGGTGATCGCGCCTACCGTGCCGCCAGTGGGGACGGCGATGTTCGCGCCAAAGTTCACCTTAAAGCGCGCCTTACACTGCTGCGTCAATCCGCGCAGGGTGACAAGTCCACTGCCCTCGCGGTGGACGATGCAGGGCTTGCCGCAAGCCGCCGTGGAGACCATCGGAACATTCTGGCCAGCAGGGACGGTCACGATTCCGGGATTTACATATTCAGCCATAATTTCAGTCCTTTCATAAAATACAGCGGCAGGGCTATTGCCCCGCCGCTTTTGTTTAGTATCGGCACGGGGCCGACCATTTCCCAACATAGGGAAAAGCTACGCTATGCAGTTGTCAGCAGCCACAACAGGCAAACTGGTTGCAGCAATAGGGGTTCTGCACCGTGTAGGCCGGAATGGGAGAAGGCCGGATCTGAGACACCAGATAACTGTTCTGCGCCGCCTGGCTTGCCGCCAGCTTCAAGCCCTGGTTCTCGGCCTGGAGGTCAGAGAGCTTGCTCTGCGTCAGGAAGTCGAGGATTGCGCGGCTGTTGCTGTTAGCGTTGTCGATGATGTCGCGGGTCGCGTTCTGCACGGTGTTGCGCGTGTCGCACGCCTGCGCCGCCATATCATAGCGCACCTGCGCGATAGCCGCGCGATTCTCGCAGCAGCAATTTGCGGCCTGCATCTGCATGGCGTTGAGCTGCTGCATCAGCGCCGCTTGCTGGTTGCTACGGGACAGCTCGGCCTGTGCAAAGCCGTTTGCCATCGCCATGTTGGTGCCGTTGACAAGCTGCGCCTGCTGGTAAAATCCGTCGCAAAGGCCCTGATTTACGCTGTCGATCTTGCGCTCGACATTGGCAAAATCAGAGGTCAGCACGTAGCCATCTACGACACCGCCGGAATTGCCAGCGTTGTTGCCCCAGCCGTTGCGGCCCCAGCCGAAGAGGAAAAGAACGATAATCCAGATCCAGTTTTCGCCCCACATACCCATGCCACCGCCGTAGCTGTTCGCGGGCGCGACCGGCATAGTCATCATGGGAGCACCGTCGGAAAGAGACATATTATCTCCCCTTTCATAAATTTTATTTATCAAATCGTGGCCACGATAAGATCAATGGAATAAATGCTCGAACTGTTTTGCCATAGATTGAAGTTGGTTTAACTCTTGCTGGCTCATAGCCCCAGATTGCAAAAGCTTGTCGACCTCCGCTTTTGGGTTACCCTGAAAATTCGCCCTAAACTGTTGGAACTGCTGCAACATCTGCATAAAGCCGTTGCCGCCGCCGAGCGCTCCGAAAAAGGGATTATTCATCGTCATCTTCCTCCTTGCGCTTCTTCTTGCCCTTCAATTCGCCCACAAGCGCCGCCAGCGCGTCAAACTCCTTGCGGGTGACAAATTCCACGCCCGGCTTTTGCGGCGCGTTAGGGGCCGTTTCTGTGCGTTCTACGAGGTCATAAATCTTGAGCGTCGGTTTTCCGCTTGCGTCTGCCTGCTTGAGGTAAACGGTGGGGGCGGTGGAATCCCACAGCGCTACGGCAGAGTTGGGCGCGATGAGATAACCTCTTGCCTCCTGCTCTCCGCTTACCCACTGTACGCCGCCTTGCGCGATGGGGTTCTGTTGCCCCGGCTGCGACATAGGCTGCTGCATGGGCTGCATCTGTGGCTGCTGCATCTGCCGCATCTGCATGAGGTTGTCCGGCATCGGCTGTGGATAATAGGGGTTGAAATAGGGATATGCCATGTTCATTCCTCCGTTTCTTTGTCCCAGAAATAAAGCGGGATTTCGTTCTCGCTGTTCCAGCTGTCATAGATGATCCCGTCCTGAACGCACACTACATGACCAGAGAGGGCGAGAATATATGTCCCGCGCGGGTGCTCATCGGCAAACCTGCCGACCGTGTAACAGTCCGGGCAAGTGTCCGGTATGATGTATCTCCGGTAGCCTAAGGACCGCAGATACGCGCCCCAACAGGCGTTTGCATTGGGTAAATCACCGTCCAAGTAGCCACGCATGCACAGCCGGAGATAAACCTCGCCCCAATCCTTTCCCGTGGCCTTACAGATCGCACGGACAGTGCAATCGGACACGTTTTTCCCGCAGGGATTTGGATTAAAATATTTATACATGATTGCAACCCCTATATAGGCTTTCAGCAATTTCCACATACGCTAAAAGCCCCTGGGGATCGTCTGCGTACAGAATGCAAATATCCTGCGCCATTTGCGCGGTAAACCCGCATTTGATTAAGCGCTCGTACATATTCCCGCCTCCTTGCCTCTATAATAAAAGAAATCCGGGCAAATAAACTGCCCGGATTCTGCCTTGATTCTGCAATAATGTAGTTACAGTGTACACCAATTGTGTGCAAAAACGAAAAATAGCCGCACCCAAAAAGGGCGCGGCTACTTTTAGGAATTGAATGCATCCGCCAGTTTTTGGTATGCGCGGCGGCGCAATTTGTAAAATCCATCTACGCTGATATGTAGTTTTGCCGCCGTCTGTACGCAGGTGCGGCCAAAAATGTCCACGTCAATTACACAGGTTTCCTCGTCTTCCGGTAGCCCTACCGCACGGATTGTTTCTGTGGCGCGGCATGGTGCCATAGTGGATAGTTTTTTGCGGATTCTTTTGTGCTGATCTATCATTGCCCACGGTGTGCCGTGGAGGTGCGGATGTTTATGCACGGGCGTGAGGCCGGCGTAGCGGTGTCCTCTGCGCCCTCCAGTGGATTTATTTTATCCTTTATTTCAGCAGAAAATTCCAGCTGGCATTGCCGATGATGCCGTCAACGCCCAGACCGTGATCTGCCTGCATCCGGCGCAGGCCCGCCTCCATCTTGGGGCCAAACAGCTTGTCACCGCTCCAAATCTCGTCAGGGTAATAGCCCTTGTCTTTCATCAGCAGCATGGCGGCCCGGACGTCATTGCCCTCCATGCCACGGCGCAGCATACGCAGTTCCATGTTGATCGTCTCCTCCTTCGTCGTCGGTGCGGGTGCGGGCTTGGGCTGCTCGTTCAGCAGCGCCTTGACGCTGGCCTTGAACGCCTCCCACTCCGCATTGTTCTTCCCTGCCATCTGCCGGGGGCAGGACTTCCCGGTCACGTCGTAGTGTCTCAGGACGTAGGTGTCCACGCCGGAGATGCCCAGCAGCTTGCACAGCTCCGCCGTCAGTGCCGCAGCGTTGGCCTTGGTGCGCTCGGAAACATGGTAGTCCCCGGAGCAGCACATCTCGATGGAGATACTGTTGGTGTTGCGGCAGAGGGGATGTACCGGAGCGGGAGAGCCTACCGCCCACGCCCGGTCACAGGCCGGTACGGACTGGTAGATGCTGTCCTCATCCACGAAGTAGTGTGCGCTGGCCTCCCGGTCGCCGCCCGCGAAATACTTGCAGTTTGCCTCGGCGGTGTCGCTGACGTTGCCCGTGTAGTGCAGCACCACAAAGGCCACGTCCCGCCCGCCCAGCCGGTCATAGGTCTCCTTGCTGGCCGGGATGCTGGTGTTGATGGGGATGCCGCCCGCCTTGGCAATGGGATATGCGGCAGTGATGCGCTTACCCATATCTCACTCCCCCTTGCTCAGCTGCTTGACAGCCTGATTGATGCCGGTGGCCGCCAGACCGCTGACGATGCCCACGGCAATGGCGGTGATGGGGTCACCCGCCGGGAAGTCCGGGATGGGTGCCAGATAGTAGCTGACAGCCCCCAGCAGACCGCCGCAGACCCCGCACAGGATGGGGATCCACTTGTCGTTCATGCTGCTGGCCTTGCCCACCATCCCCACGAGGTAGGTGATGACGGTGATGACCGCCACGCTTGCGATGCCAAAAGTTTCCATAATTGCTCCTTTCATTTTTTCGGCGCTTTACACGCCGATGATCTGACTTGCATAGCTGCTCCAATTGGCGGCGGCCTTCCACTCCTCCTCCAAGGCGGAGGGAACAAGAATCTTGAAGTCTGCATGGGCGTTCTGGAACACAGACGCCCCCAATGTCGGAACCGCCGTACACTCCGTGCAGTCGCAGACCTTGAGGTTGTAGCAGTTTGCGAATGCTTGATTCCCAATTGCAGTGAGTGCGGGGGGAAGGGTTATTGATGCGAGACCTGTACCCTGCTTAAATGCATAAGCTCCGATTGAGGTAATCCCAGAAGGGAGACTTGTCAATGATAGCTTTGGGCAGCGATAAAAACCATTATCACCAATTGCAATTACATTGTCTGGCATATCTACTGATGTCAATTCCGCCAAATAAGCGAATGCATACTCTGGAACAATTGTTCCTCGAAATTTAGCAGTAAACACTCTACCAGAACTGGCGATGGACGTATACTCTATATAAGGGCCTGTCGGTGGTGCCTCAAGGGCGCCGGTCACGCCGCCGATCACCACATCCTTCTTGATGTTCTCGGACAGTAGGGTGTCCGGCTTTTGGATCGTCACCTTACGCATGCCTTTGCTGCTGGTTGGCAGGATGACTTGATTGCCGGAGGGCATAGACAGCTCCACCGTCCGCTCCTCGGTAGCAAGCACCTCCATCACCTGTCCCATCTCAGCATCCAGAGGGACTTCCCCGCCGAAGGTGACTGCGAAGTCATCGCCGGGCCGGAACGCTACGTCAAACTCGATCATAGCGCACCATCCCGCAAGATACGCTCCACAGGCACTTCGAATACCTGAGATGCCATGCGCTGACCGCCTACGCCCACCCGGAGCTGTATCTTTGCGTCAATGCCTCTCCCGGCAGTAAGCGACAGGGTCTCGGCTTCCGTCAGTGTGCATGAGACAACATTCCCGTCCAGCAGTACATCCGACAATGCTTTTTCGATTTTAACCTGTCCGGCCTGCGCTACGGCCAGCGACAGCGCCGTGATGCTCCCCGTATCAATAGGGAGCCGGAAGGTCAGCGTGGGCGTTGTACCTCGATACATGGGTATCCCTCCTCATACTTTAGATTTGCGATGCTCAGTGGTTGGCCGTCTGCTCCAGATCGGCCAGCCGGTGGTTGATTACCTTGATCTGCTCCTCCATCACCGGGACCCGGCGGGCGAAGTTATTGTGTTCCCGTACCTCACGGGTCAGCTCATCCAGCTTGGTGTCGGTGACGGCCTGTTGCGTGTCCAGCTTGGCCTGCACATCACGGGTGGTCTTGTTGCTGGTGATGATTACCCCCAGCAGTGACAGGCCGCCGGTGATGAGAGCTACGACGATTGTTTCCATTCAGTAATTTCCTTTCTCCTCTGGGCTATGTTATAAGGTGGTTCCATCCATTCCCCACTGACCCGCAGCGAGACGATTAGGCTGTTCGCCGCCAAGCATACACCGTCAGATATGGCGGCATATTGTTATGAGCCTTCCCGCCGCCGGTTGCACCGGTCGCCGTGTTGCGGCTGATGTCAAATGCCGCCGGTGCGTAGGGGTAATATCTCCCGCTTCCGCTCTGCGATCCCATATCACCCACGGTGAACGCCTTCTTGCTGTTGGTGATAAAGCCATAGTATCCTGACTCATTGGCCGGGTTGTGCCCGTGGCTGGGCATTTCCGCCGTCGTCAGGGTGTGGTTAGCCTCGCCGCCGGTGGAACCAGCTGCGAATGTATCACCAGCAGCCAACAGGAATACATCTTTTATGCGCTCCCACGTCCCGCCGCCAAAAAGATCGGCCGGGTCGGTGGCCGCAGTAGCGATATATACGCTCCCCACCGGATGCGCATAATCCAACAGCGTCGTTCCTCCTACCGCCAGTGTGCCGTCTATCTGTACATCCCTATCAAAATAAGCATCCAGCCCCACTTGAATTGCGTTTGCCTTGTCACAGAGACGGCCCAGCCCCACAGACAGCAGATGCTTTGCCAGATGGTAAAGGGCATACGCTGCCGGGAGGTCACGCAACGTGGAACCAATGCTTTCAAATGCATCGGTTGCCACAACCCGAACTTCGTAGCGCTTGCTTTTGTCTGCGGCAAACACGGCAGAAATATCAGCAGGATCGTAGTTTCCCGCCGCCGGTCGGCCTGCCGTAGTCCAATCTTCAGCGCCGACTTCCCTATACTGCACCGCATATGCTGCGGTGTTTTTGGCAGAAAGCGAAGTAATGGCCCCAGAGAAAGTCACCTTGCCATAAGTGCCAGCCCGGTTTGCTGTTCCATCGGCATTGCAACGGGTGGCAGAAATAGCAGTAATTGCTGGTTTGCTGTAAGCAAGGACAGTGATACTTTGTGTCTTTGTAGTCGTGCGCCCCCGGCTATCTGTGACAGCACAGGAAACAGTCAGTTCGCCAGAACCGGGCAAATAGTCCGTTGTCCCACTGGCTGATGTAGCAGCGTAGATGCCGCCCACCTTGATACTGTAAGACTTGATGGAACTGCCCTGCACACCGGATGCGGTGATATCCACTTTGACTTTGCTGCGAAGCTGGACATATCCACCATAGGTGTTGGACACACCTGTTGGATCATCGATTGCAACAGACAAGGACGGAACCACGGTTGACGGCACGGCAAGCTTAACAGCCGTTGACCACGCCCCAACATAGGTGCTGCCGTTGTACGTCTTTACTGTGAGTGTGAGCGCCACAGTCTCTGCGTTTGGTGCTTGCTGTGCCAGAGACACAGGCGGTGCGTTCCAACTGTACGATGTGCCTACATTTTCGGCAATCAGTTTGTCCTTGACGCTGCCGCAGGTGTAATAGAGTTTGTGCGTAAAGCTGCTGCTGGCCCGCTTGATGGTGATGGTCAAGGTTTTCCCCAGCGTGGAGCCGCTTGTGGTGGCCGTGGACGCTCTTGGAATGGTGGTCAGCGTCACCGTTTCCGACAAGGACAAATGGCGTGGCGTGTAGGAGCTGTCAAAGCCACAGTCCCACTCTGCTGTCAACGCAATGCTTTTCGTGCCGTCTGCATTATGGCTGACTGTAATAGTCTTGCTGCCCAGTTTGTACCATCCGGTGGAACTGTAATTATACGGATTCCAGCGTTTTTCGCCCTGAAGTATATAATACGCTTCGCCGCTGCTCTCGTTTTGGGAATATCCGGTTCCGTCATATACCCACAAATCAAGACTTAATGTACTTTTGTTGTCTGCGATAGACTGGCCTGTGATTGACCAATCCAGACGCAAGCGCCAGCCTTTGTTTGTGCTGCTGTAAATGGACGCCATGTTCTCAACTCCTGTCAACTGGCAATTACATCGCCGTTTTCGTCCTCCGTCCAAACCACGTTTCCGATGCAGAGGATAGATACCTTGATACGCATTGCTTCCACGCCCTCTGCGGTGATCTGCAACTCCGGTGTGTTGTTGCGGACAAACTGCAACACATCATTATCCAGCCGCAGCAGGATTTCATTGCCCGTTTCGCCAATGATTAGGCCGTCAGACGTAAACCGGAAAGCCTTTGTGATCTCGCTGTACTTGCTTTGCAGATCGCCGTCCACCTTGTCAATGCGCTCGGTTACCTTAGTGATGTCAATGCTCAGCTGGTCAGTCAGCACAGACAGCTTTGTGCTGACCTCCTCTTTGTAGCTGTCAAAATCCCCGGTTTCTACATAGTTTTCCAGAGCGGACAGGATGATGGAGTTGACATTCTGCTGCAGATCGGTAATCTGCTGGTGTGTGGCCTGAATCACTTGGCTTGAAGATTCGTCCACCCGCTCAGAAATCTCCTGCCGTGTGCTTTCGATGCGTTTATCCGTTTCACGCTTGGCATCTATCTGCGCCCCCGTGTAGGTTTGCTGGGTAGCGCCCAGCGTGATTTGTGTGTTGCCGGGGTCAAGAATATCCGGGGCCAACTCCATCAGCGGATAGGACGCGCTGTAGCCGTGCGGAGTGCTGAAAAGGGCCGTCATCCGGCCCACCCGGAAATGCTGGATGCCATCTTGCCAGCCCAAATCCACCGCCGTGCAGGTGATGGTCTCCGGCATGGACAGGCCATTGTCAGCAAGTGCCGCTTTAGCCTTGGTCTGCAGGTTAGCGGCAATGGTCACATCATCCCATTTGACGTGCCGGGTAATGCGCCCGTATGTGGCCACGCCAGACTTGCTATAAATAGTAAGCCCGGATTTAACAAGGTCATCTGTCAAATCACCATTTGACAGCGCTTCGATGGTCAAGCCGTCCTTGCCCTCTGGCAGAATAGCGGTGTAAATGTTTGTTCCGTCCGTCTCGCTGGAAAGGTCAAGGAGATTTTCAGCAAATTCCACAGACTGCGTATTTGTGAGCGGCAACGCAGCGTAATAATCCAGATAGTTCCCGTCATCCTCATATCGGATCAGAAGATACCCGCCCAAAGCCGATTTAATCAGCTTGTCGGATATCGTGGACATTGCCGTGGCGTACTCCTTGGAGCTGCGTGTGATGTAATTGTTCGGGTCTGTTACGGTACACACTCCGGGCCTGATCTGCTGCTCTGCGGACACTTGGCTGTTGTGCTGCCTTAAAATCCAGCGGAAGAAGAAGTCAACCACATTCCCGCTTGCGGCTGCGGCCTTATAAGCAGTGTCATTCTCGAAATCTTCCGGAAAGTTGAACGGTGGGATGATGCTGTCATTCAGCGCAGCCATAATGCCCTCTGTTGCGATTTTATGTGCTCCGTAGAAGTCTTTTATATCGCTGGTTATTCTCCCCCTATATATAGGAAAAGTGCCGTCCAGCAGCTCCACAAGGCCGCTCATGCGCCGAAGATTGCTTAAATACGGATGATCTGCGTCCACTGTGAAGGACATTTCCCCGGCCTTGCTGACCGCCAGCTTCACAGAGGGGTCACGGACGATTAGTTTTTCATCCGCAAGGCGCGGGTCATACAGGATATAGTTTTGATATTTTAGTTGGTACATTACAGGCTGGCCTCCTGATATGTAACGGTGATGCTACCGGTGCCGCTGGCCACCTTCGCCTTCAGGCTGTTGCTGCCAGCCGCAAGCCGAATGGCGGGGAAAATGTGATCTCCAGCGCTGGCATTGATGGTGTTGTTGTCCCAAAGTAATACGGTATCTTGCGCCACCGTGATTGTGGGAATAACCGGGCGGCTTTCATTCGGTAGCGTAAGCTGTTTATATGCCGTTCCCAAATCAGCCCGTGTCACAGTTGTTTTCTCTTTCTTGTATTTCCACGGATCGCAATCAACAGTAACGGGAATTGTCTGCTTTATTTTGACAAGCTCCACCTGCCCAACGGAGCACCGCCCACTGTAATAATGGGCGGTGTCCTCGGGGAAGGTCACTTTCACGCGCTTGCCGTGGACTTTGTTGCAGAAGTCAGAAAGCGTGGCAGGCCATTTCTTGCCGCTCACCGTGTCCACGCCGGTGAGTATCAGTGCAATGGTGCGGTTTTTGTAGGTCACTTCGCCGGTCAACACTTCGGAAGCGTCCAGCAGGCCATCCCGGCCCGGAACATCAATCATATTCGTGCGGACTTCCGGCAGAGAAATGGACTTGCTTGCAAGCAACAGGCCGTATTCTGCGTAAGTGTCTTTTCCGTCAAAAAATACTTTTCCTATCATACAGCCCTTGCCCTCCTCGCATTGATTTTGGCCAGTTCTTCATCCATGCCTGGGGCAAGCAAACCGACAACCTGACCACTGTCCATGATGACTTTCATATTTGCCAACATAGGTAAATACTGTTCCAGCAGCATTACAATTCTGCCGGAATCGCCGCCACCGCTTGTGCTTGCCGCTCCGTAAGAACCGCTTGTATCGTGCCTGCTGATGTTTGCATCTGCCGTAATGATGCCAGCGTCAAAGTTCATGCTGTTTTCAATGCCCTTTTTTACGGCTCCGAATTGATCGTCAAAGCCTTCGCCCAAGCCTTCGGCCATAAAGCCGCCGATACCGGCAAATACCTTAGACGGGGAGTGGATGCCCAAAATGCGCTTTACGCCGCTAACGAGGCTGTTTACCTTGTCATTAAACCAGTTTTTGATGTTACCCCACATTCCGGCGATGCCGTTTTTCAAACCCTGAACGATGTTTTTGCCGATGCCGCCCCAGTCGTACTTCCGAATCGTGTCAGCAATGGCCGCAATAATACGCGGGACAGCTGCAACCAGTTCCGGGATTGCCCCGATGATTCCGGTAATCAGCGATACAATGATTTGCGGTGCGGCAAGGATAATCTTATCAAGGTTATTAACAATGCCGTTGATAAACGCAATAATCAGTGTTGGAACCGCCGCCACCAATTCCGGGATGCACTGAATAATTCCGTCTATCAGCGCAAACAGGAGATCAATGCCCATCTGAATGATGTTTGGCAGCTCAACAATGATTGCGGCAAGCAAGTTGCCGATAATCAGAGGTACTGCCGCAATAAGTTGTGGGATCGCGGCAATCAGCCCGTTTGCCAGCGTCACAATCAACAAGATTGCCGTTTCAATGAGCTGCGTCAAAAAGTCCGGGCTTGTCAGCATTTGCACAATCGTCAGGGTCACTTGCACAATGCCGTCAATGAGCGTGGGCAGGTTTTCTATCAGGCCATTTGCAAGGGAGAAAAGAATGTCGATTGCCGCCTGCGTGATGGCTGGCAAGTTGTCAATGATTCCTTGTCCTAATGCCCCAACAAGAGTTACGGCTGCCTGCAAAAGCATAGGTAAGTTATCTGTTATGGTGGTAATGACCATCGGGATAATCGTGGTAGATGCAGATGTGACCAACTGTGAAATGCCGCCCAAGATGACACTAATGCGCGGGATAATATTTTTGCCAACGGTAACAAGACTATCAACGAACTGCTCTGTAAGTGTCTTGAAATCGGCGTTATCGTCAGCAATGCCGGTAAGCAGGTTGCTCCATGCGGCCTTCATGGACGCAACAGAGCCTTGAATGGTTTTCGCCGCTTCGTCTGCCGCGTACCCCTGCATTCCGACCATTTCAATATAATCGACAAGGGCACTTTGGCAATCCGCAAGGTTTTCAATCTGGTATTCTGTGGCGCGTCCGTTTGCGGCGTTCCAGTCATTTACCTTGTCAATGACTTCTTGAAATCCTTCCTTCGTTGGCGTTATACCAATTTGCAGGTTGTCCAGCATGGTATAGTTGGACTTCATGATTCCATTGAAAGCATTTTGCACAGCTTCCTGTGAATTGCCGGTTGCCGCGACAACATCCGCTTCCGCATTGATAATCTTGTCGGCCAGTTCTGCTGCCGCCTGTTCATTTCCTCCAAGCGCAGTTTTCAGTCCTGTGGCAAAGCCGTTTACCTGTTGCAAATAGTCATTCTGGCTCATTTGCACGGTCTTGTATGCGTTTGCCGCCTTATCTGCAATATAGTCATAGGCTTCGCCAAACATAAGCCGTGCGCCGCCGGCCAGTTGTTCATACTCAGCATAGTTGTTAAGCGCTTTTTTTGTAAGCACGGCAATGCCGGTAGCAGCCGCACTTACAGCTGCGGCGCCGACTTTAGCCGCAGCGGCAAGCCCCTTTTTGAATTTTCCTGATAATGTCTCTACATTTTCGCTTGCCTCGTCTTGCACAGATATTTTCACAAACAGATCAAGAAGATTCATGCGTTCACCTCGCTCTCTTTGTAAATTCTGAAAATTATTCGTGACATTCCATTGATAGTATGGTATGATATCGGCAAGGAGGGATTATTTATGATAAGTTTTAACAAAGATTCTGCGTGGGACTTAAAGCCGATTCCTGTTTCCGATGTGCGTGGTGAAGTGAATGGCTTGTTGATTGACGGGGAAGAAATCGCTGCCGCATTTAAGACCGTACGCGACCAGCTGATTTTTACTAACAAACGGGTCATATCGGTTGATGTACAGGGGATTACAGGAAAGCGCAAGTCCTTCGGCTCTATGCCCTATTCGAAAGTGCAGTTTTTCTCCGTGCAAACCCCGGGCTTTGCCGAAATCATCCCGGATAGCGAACTTGTCCTGACATTCTCCAATGGTTATGTCGCAAAGTTCGAGTTTAAGGGAGGTACAGACATCGGGAAAATCGGAAGAATGATTTCTGATTATGTCCTCAAGTAATGCATATTCGCCCGCCGCCCCTTCACGGGGCGGCTTTTTTAACTTGTAACCCGCACCGATTGACAATATCTCTGGTGATTTCTTCACAGGAGCGATTGTCTTTTTTGCTCACATCTATAATTTCAATATATCGCTTATCGATTGACACGCCCGCGCATCGCTCGCATATTACTTTAAGCAGGTCAGCAGCATAAATTCGATATGCTTTTTCTTCTGCATCCTGCTTATACCGCGCTACACAGTATGACAGAAATGGCTTTACTCTTTGGCTTCCCCGATATTCTCCTGCACAGAGCCGGACGGCGTTTCTGCCGTCTCGGTCTGCGCAGATGTAAAAAGGTCTGTAAAGGCCTCGTCCGTCATAAGCTCAGTAACATCAACCAACAACTTGGCAAGCGTCAGCCCGGCGGCATATTTTTTTGCAGGCACGCCTTCCACAGCCGCCAAAATTGCGATCAGATCTTTCTTGTGCCCACGCAAAAGCAGCGGAGCAGATTTCTTAACCCTTGCCAATACAAAGTCCTTTGCATTTACGCCATCCGGGAGCTTCTGACGCTGAAACAACGCTGCGGCTACTTTGTCCTCGGCTATGTTGGCAATAGGATCGATAATGTCTGCGATAACATCAAACACTCGCTCCCCCTTAATTTTTGACAGTTTCATGGTGTTACGCCTCCGCCGTACCGGCCTTGATGTAGATCTCAAATGGCACAGTGTCCTGTGCGCTCATGGAGTAGTGGGCCGTATACTCAAACGCGAACTGCCCCTTCGCCTTGTCGCTGGTCTTCAGCTGGAAGCCGCCGGTAGACAGTGCGTTCATCAGGTGGATGGCGATGAAGCCGCCATTTTTATCGCCGTTCTTGTCGGAGTAGTCGCCCACCAGCCAGATGTCGGCAAAGTCAGCGTCCGACAGATCGTTCCGAGGCGTGACCTTCCCATCGCTGGTACCCACATCGGCAGCACCGCAAAGGCTCTTTGCGATCGCAGTGGACGCGTTGACAAACGTGCCGGCCATTTTCACTTCCCACGATTCGAGCCGCTTCAGCTCTTTCATGTTTTTCGGGCAGTTATTACAACTCTCAATATTGCACAAAAATTATTGCCTTTTTTCTCCGTTCCCGCCTATTATGGCCGCTTTCTCGGTTTATTCGTTCTGTTTGCTATTTCTTGGCGCACATTTTTAGCGCACGACCGCCGAAAAATGCGGTTTATCTGCTATATTTCCAGAAACTTTCTTTCCACTCATTCAGCCGCTTTTCCTGCTCGGAAAGATAGCAGTAAATCCCGTATAAGGCGTCGTAATCATCTTCGCAAGGTGCGCTGTCCCCCTGCGTCATGGCTACCCAGCTTTGCCGCACGGATTCAACGGCACAATGAAGCTGCAAATGAATTTCTTCAAGTTCATTTAGCCGGTGCATAGTTTCTTCTTTCATGCTTTGCCTCCTTATAAACGCTCACGGGCGAGCATTACGCATTCTTCCGGGGTTTTTGTTTCATCCTCCAGATGAATATTGAATGCTTCAAGTGTAATCATGATCTGCTTATCGCTCATTTCCGAAATGAGGCGCACGGCCTCCTGCCTCGCGCTCTCCGGTTTCTTGCCGGGCATTGTAAATTTCCTCCTTGCTTTTCTGTGCGGGAGGCGGTAAACTATTACCGGCCTCCCGTGGTGGTTGGCTGTGGCTCCGTGTCCTCTTGCTTGGCGGCTGGGACATGGGGCCTTTCTCACGCGATGCAGAACCGCCGCGCCGTGGTGGTCTTGCTGAACCGCTCCACCACATCGGGCAGAGCCTTTTTCAATGCGCTGGTGTCGATGCGGGAGGAAGTCACGGCCTTATAGGTCACTTTCCAATCCGTGCCGCTGATGGTTTCCACGCCCTCGGCGTCCATGTGCGCCTTGATGCTGTCCGTGATGCTGTCGATCTCGGCGGCCAGCTCGTCCGCCATGCGGCGCAGCTCCTTGATCTTGCTGTCCATTTCGTTGATGCTCATTGTGTTTACCTCCATTTTTTACTTGCAAGGGACACGGAGCCGGGGGCCTTAAACATCTATGCTCTTCGGCAATCTCAATCTCTCTTATCCGTTCCGGCTTTTATCTTGCGTTCTTGGTTCGGCTTTCGCTTACTTCGTCCGCCTTGCCGTGTCCCTTGCTATGGTCTTATTATAAACAGTTTCGTTTATAATGTCAATACCTATGTTTAAATATTTTTGTTTTTATTTTCTTGTTATCGATTGACAAATTAAATGAATTCGTTTATAATATGCATATGAGAGGAGGCGAAATAATGGCAACATCTGAACAGTTGAAAATTTTATGCGTTAAACTCAATATTAGTGTGTCAGAATTGGCGCGAAGATGTGGGAAAAGTCCGCAGGCATTTTCACAGAAGATGAAGCGGGAAGGCTTTACACCAGAAGAATTAAAGGACGTGGCTAACGCTGTCGGCTGCAAGTATGAAAGTTCCTTTATTCTGCCGAGTGGCGAGAGGGTAACGGAATAAGAAACGGCGGAGGAAAATTCCTCCGCCCTCTTTTTTTCATAAGCTATCTATGCTATTCTTCCCTTATAAAGCGCACAAAGGAGGAAACAGCATGGAATACTATTTTTCTATGGAGACAATGCGGGAGTTTCAACGCCGGTTTGAACGCGAATACCTCAACGGGTACACGGTCAAGCATTACGAAAAAGATTGCTTGACCGTTTATGTTATCAATGATTCTCTGGTGATTTGCTTCGAGTTTGTCCCGCTCATAGCCTCTGAAAGCACGGTATACCTCAATGCAGATAGATACCGGGATGAAATCGAGGCGCACCCGTATTTGAGCTTTCCGGCGGTTGGAGAGCCGTATTATTACGCCCGTATTGTGGAGCTGACGCATAACGACATCGGATTCCGATACAATAATGCAAAGTTTACCCGCGATCTCGGCAAAGCTACAGGGCTTATGCTGCTGGATGTATACATCATGTACCGGCAATTTAACAGCGAGGATATAACAAACCGTGGATGCGTGGAGGCGTGCAACGCAGCATTTCCGACGCTTCATCTACCGGAACGCATAGCAGCATGGCCAGGGAATAACTACAATTTCGTTGTGATCGAATTGGAGAGCAACAGCGGAGAGGTTGCCCGCGCCGTGGCTTATACGATGCAAAAGCCCGGCGATTACATACGCGGATTATGCGCAGCGTGGATAAAAGACGGGCGAATACAGAGCAACGCTATAAATGACGGCATTGTAGAACGAGAAATAAACGCCGCCTTTGCATCGTGGAAAGGAAAACGGCGCCAAGAGCGATTAGAGCAACATTTGAAATACTTTTCTGTTTCCCATCGTCTGAAAGATCTTGCCGACATATACGGCTACCAGCGGGATATACTCGCCGCAGCCAACGCCGGGAAATATGACCTTATAGAGCGGTCTACCTATCTAAAGCCGGTAAACAAATGGGTATCGGAGGAGCTTGTATATAAGCTCGCAAAGAAGCTGTATAAAAAGTACGCTGTGATCTATCAGCTCCGCCCGTTCTTCCTGCGTACACCAATAGGCGGGCAAATGTCGTATGATGTTTATATTTCCGGTTTGAACGTCGCAATAGAATATCAGGGGAAACAGCACTTTGAGTCTGTGGATTTTTTCGGAGGCGAGATAGCTTTCCAGAACGTACAGCGCCGGGACAAGCTAAAAGCAAATCTAAGCCGGGCGCATGGTGTCAAGCTCGTATATGTGAATTATTGGGAGGATATAACGCCCGCTTTGATTGTTGAGCGTGTAGGGATCCAGCCATAGAAGAGAGCGGGAACTAATCCCGCTCTTCTCTTTTGTCCCTTGCTGTGATTATAATATAGCATATCTGCGCAGATATATCAATAGGCATAGTATACATATTTGCGCAGATATATTTGTGCAGATTATCTATTTACGCAGATAGACAGCGCATGATATAATGCGGATAGTGGAAAAGGGGTGTCCATTCTGGACACCCCCCGCACACACAAAAGAGAAAGGAGCGAATATATGGCAGTATCAAAAGCGCAGCAAAAGGCGGTAAATAAATATATGGCCGCCAATTATGACCGCATCAACCTAACAGTTCCCAAAGGCCGGAAAGACGAAATCCAGGCATTTGCAGCGCAGACCGGCGAAAGCGTAAACGGCTTTATTAACCGCGCCATCGGTGAAGCTATGGGAGAAAGCCCACAGAAGCCAGCAGGAGCGCCGCAAGGCGAGGGGGCTATCCTTACCCCTGCCGCACTTAAAACGGCGCAGGAGGCCGCGCAGAGAGCCGGGGAAACGGTTCCCGCGTTTGTTGGCCGTGCGGTTGAGACGCAGGCGCAACGCGACAAGGTTATGCAAGCAATGAGGACGAAAGAAAAAGCCCCGGATAAATCCGAGACTTGACAAGGGTTAGTATCCTGCTATAATGGAGATAGAAAAAGGGCGCTGCGACAAGCGGTTAGCCCGTCAGTAAATCAATTTCCAAATGGAAACCGTCACCGTGCCGGGTGGCGGTTTCTGCGTTTTACAATGATCGTAACCGTAAAAGGCCCGATATGTAGAGTAATTCGCATGGCGTCACCCCCTTTCGGGGTTTGTGACTAACCGCCTGCCGTTGTGCAGCGCCCCGCCCATAATGGGCTATCGACAGAATAACACAGGAGCCGTCAAAAAGCAAGACGGCTCCTGTGCTGTATATGGAGATTATGGCACTATTTACACACTCCCGCGCCCTGGTACTTTAGGGCGCTGCCTGCCGCTGTACTTCGGGCAGGGCTTCGCAAGGGGACAAAGGATAGGCAATCCCGCCGCCCTTGCTGCCTGCTGCCGGTCTTTCTCCGGCTGGTGGCCTGTGGAATCACTCCTTCGTTGCGTCATCCATTTTTCAGCTCATTTACCAAAATGTCGCGGTACTGCTGCGCGTGATCCGCCAAAGCAGGTTTCAAAAACGGCTTTGCCTTGTTGCCACGCGTGTAATGCCAATTTCCCTTTGCGTCCTGATACACCCACGGTGTAGGCCGTCCGCCTCCGCCTTCGGCGTAAATGCCGGTGCCTAATTCCACATACGCACCGTGCTCGGAATCCGTCCCGATGATTGCCGCTGGTTCCTGCTCATCTACCACATGGGTGATGCTGTTCCGCAGATTGCCAGTGTCAACGGGGCACAGCTTTTTCGCATATCCCTCTGCCACCAGCCCGCACTTTTCAAGCCCGCGCAGAATTGCGGCTTCGATAGCAGCGGAAACCTCTTTGCTGTTGTCGGTGATTTCAATGCTCATGATTAAAACCTCCTGACCATGTATGCTCGATCATACGGCCCTTGCCCTCCTCGCGTTGATTTTGGCCAGTTCTTCATCCATGCCAGGCGCAAGTACGCCGACAACCTCGCCGCTGTCCATGACAACCTGCAGATTTGCAAGCATGGGCAAATACTGTTCCAACAGCTGCAGCATTTTGTTTGAGTAAGCCGCCGAGTTTGCAACAGAACCATACGCGCCCACGGTAATTTTTCCAGCAAAGTTCATGTCACCTTCGATGCTTTTCTTTACCGCGCCGAATTCATCATCAAAACCTTCGCCAAGACCTTTCGCCATGAATCCACCGATCCCGGCAAATACCTTAGACGGAGAATGAATGCCAAGCAGTCCCTTAACACTACTCACAATACCGCCAACAAATCCGCTGATTTTGTCTTTGATCCATGTAATCATTGATTTGATGCCGTCCCAAAGACCGCGAACAATATTAGACCCAATATCTTTGAATTTGTTCGGAATACTTGTAAACCAGCTAATAACGGACTGGATCGCATTGGGAATCTTTTCCGTGAAAAATGCACTGATTGCGTTAACAGCGGATGAAATCGTATCCTTAATTTTGCCCCATGCAGAAATGATAGCGTTTCGGAAGTCCTCGTTTGTGTTCCAAAGTGCAACAATGGCGGTGACAAGTGCAGCAACCGCCGTTATAACAATTCCGATGGGGTTTGCATTCATCACAAGGTTTAGGGCTGCTTGTGCGATAGTGGCTCCCTCGTTTGCGGCCTGGTATGCTTGTATAGCCTTGACCACACCGGAAATCATGGAAGCAACATTCCACGCCACAAATCCGGCGCCGATTCCGGCGACAACCGAAATGATGGTATCGCCGTTGTCCAGAATAGTTGTTACAAAATCAGTGATTTTTTGGGAAAATTTATCCCAATCCACATTATTCATCCACTCCTGAAATGCTTCCGTAATGTCCTGGATAACGGGAATGAGGCTTTCCAAAAATGGAGTCCCAACATTTGCCTGAAACTGCCGCCACGCTTCGCTCAGATTGCCGGTGACATTTTCCCAGCCGTCAGCTTCGCGGGCAGCTTGCCCCATTGCGCCGGACAGTTTTTGCGAATCCTCCACCATTTTCAAAAGCGTTTGCTGTTTCTGAATTTCGGACAAATCGTTATATTTCTGCCCGAATAGTTCCATAGCAGCCGCATTTCTTGTGGTTTCCGTGGCGGACAAGCCTAACGCTGCGTCGTTCTCAAAATTTCCTTTAAGAAAAGATTGCAGCGTTTCTGTCGCTTGCTCCACGCTGGTGTCATAATATGCTGCACTATCTGCCGCCGCCTGCAATGCGCGTTCCATCAGGCTCATGCTCTCCGTTGCATCTCCGCCAGAAGAACGGGCAAAAGCGTAAATCTTGCTTCCGAGTGTGTTTAATCGTGTCTGCAAAATGCCAGAACTGTCGGCCACTCGCCCGATCGCTTCGGATGCAGCGTCTCCCAAATCCCCAAAAGTCTGTTTAAAAGCAGATTCCTCCGCTTTTACATCGGCTGCGGATTCGATAAACGCGCCGGACATATTTTTTATAGCGCTTCCAAGCTTTTTTACTCCATCGACTATTACGCCGCCGAGTACATTCGCCTTTAGAACATCTCCAAAGGCCAGTGCTTTATTTTTGGCCGTTGTAAGTCCTTTTTCAACATCCCCGGTGTCGACGGTAAGTTTTACAAAAATGTCAAAAGCATTCATTCTCCGACCTCATTTCCGATTTTGAATCCCTTGTTATACATTTCCTGTGCAAAAAGCGTTGCCGCATAGACCAATGTGCCAGGCTTTGCCTCTTCCGGGAACGGCGGGGACTGCCGCTCGTTTCCGGAAGTCCCGTCCGCATATCCCATCTGAAACGCCGTCATGAAGTTTTTGCACATGGTTTTAAGGTATTTTCTTGCCCATGTGTTATGCGTCATGTCAACGCCTCTTTTCTAACTGCTCTCCGACGGCAACCATTACCGCCCCGAAGAATGCGCCAACAGCAAAAACCACTGCACCGGTAATCATCAAAGCCATAAAGTCCCACCTCCTTTCAAAAGTTCTCGACGATCTCGCCGGAAAGCTGCTCCCACCATTCGCCCATGCTAAGCGTTACGCCGGGAGTAATGCGCCGGTTGCCGCTGCCGCCGCGCCCGCTGCAATAGTTGGCGGCGGTTATCATACTGTCCCACGCTTTCAAGGTCTTTCCCGTGCCTTTGGCGCAATCCTGCGCGAGAACGGTTAAAGCAACCTTGTCTTTTCGGTCGTCGGCGCTGTCTGCTGCTTCCTTTGCATAGTGACCGATCAGCTTTAGCATGGTCGGGTTTCCGTCGTATCTGTCCGCAAAGCCGAAATAGTCATCCACCGTCAGAACGCCGGTTTTCATCAGCTCCACGGCGTTGCTGTCAATGGCGGAAGGATCGGCAAGGTTGCTTGTCTGCACTTCCTTTTCCAATGCGCTGCGGAGTTCTGCGGCCTTTGCATCGAACGCCGCCCAAATGCGCGCGGTTTCCGTTCTCATCTTGTTTTCTGCCTCTTGGAGCTGGAGCGTGGCAATCTGCCTTTTCAGCGCGTCCGATCCTGCGTCCTGCATGGCTTTTCTGGCCTGCTCTACTGTGTTATACGCGGCGGCGTATTCGTCCCGGGCCGCCTTGAAAGCCGCGTCAAGTTCTTTTGCAAAATGGTTAAACTTGCTCATTTTTTTGTTCCTTTCTGCTGCGGAAAAAGGCCGCAGCGCCTATTCTTATACATGGTGCAGGTATTGCCGCAAGTCAAATGTGCAGGGAGAGGGCAGCGCTTGCCCGCTGTTGCCGTTCCCGGCTTGCACTTGCCGCCTTTGAAAAAAGCACAATCGTCCTCTTTGCATTGCGGGTATAGACCGCTCTGAAATGGGCAATCTTTCTTTTGTGCGGTTGGCTCTTCCTGCATCTTCTTATAAATTACTGTTCCCATCGGCACTTCGCCCGCAGAGGTTACAAGGGTCGGCGCATACTCACGGCATCCGCGCCCAAACTCGCGGTATCTTTTGCCGTGTTCATCAATTAGGGGGTATTCCTTCAAAATGTCCATGTTATTCCTTTCAGTCCAAATTTGGACAGTCCTCATAGCCGTTGCGGAATACGCTGTCGGCCTCATAGCTGACTTCAAAAAGCGGGGTATGGTAGCCGCTGCTGTCCTTTACAAGCTCGCGGTTTGCATCGTCCAGCGCATGAAACGCCGGAATGATCTGCTTTTCCCATGTCTGCCTTTCAATGGCCTTGAAGCAATGCGGGCAAGTGCGGGCATAGTCCCCATTTGTGACGCTTCGCCCGTACACTTCCCATGTGCCGCCGCAATAGTGGCACTTGATACGCATATAGCCCATGCCTTTCTCCTTTCTCACGCCGAAACGCCGCGTCGGTAAATATGCCGGTCGAGGGCATAAGCGCAGGCGTCTATGGTGTGGTTGTCCTTGTCAGGCAGTTCGGAAAGAAAGTTTCCGTCCTTGTCCGTTGCGTAGCTGTAATTTACAAATTCGCGGTATGCTTCGGGGGTTCGCTTCGGATCAATCACAATGCGCCGATGTTGCAGCCATTTCACACGGTAGCTCACGCATCCAGGCTCTTTGTGGCATGGGATGCACTTCAAGCCCTCCGCCTGCATATCCGCTATGGATTTCGGCTCCGCACAATCCGCCGTGATTAGCTGCTTTTCCTCGTATACGCCGCCCAATATTGGCGAATGGTACGCACCCCCGCCGCGGTCATATCGGCGCTTTTTGATTTCCTCCGCAAACTGCTTATTCGACAAATGCCGCTTGTATATTTCGTCAACAAAAAAAACGGTGTCGCTCTTGCGGTCATAAGACACGCGGAGAAATGCGGCGGGATCGACTGCAAATCCAAAGTCTAAGCCTTGATAGAAATAGCCCATTTGCTCTATTTCCTCGTCGGTGATCTCCCGTATTTCCAAATTGGGAAAGACTTCGCCGCCGGCGCCGGTCGGTACGCCTAAATATTCGTGTTCATAGGCTTTCGGGTTTACATCGCGCAGCCGTTCAGCTTCATAAAGAAAGCTTTCGCCCAGCCAGTCCGGGGGGATCATGGTATAGTCTGTCAGCAGCGTAACGGCCTTTTCGTCCGGCTCCCGTATAAACACATTCGCCCAGTTGTTGGCGGAAATCGGCGGGTTAAAGGTTCGGAACACGATAGCCCCCGGCCCCTGTCCTCTAAGAACCGATTGCATAACATTTCGCGTGAAGTTCGGCCCGCTCAATTCGCTAAATTCTTCAAACCAACAATAGCGGAAAGTGCCACGCCTGGGCTTGATAGATTTCAATTTGCCTGCATCGTCCAGCCCTCGAAAAAGGATCTGTGCGCCGGTCGGGAGATAAGTATAGGACATGGGGGACACACGCCCGCGCCATAGATGGGAAACGCCCAGCGTATCAATGGCCCATGCGATTTGAGAAAAGACGCTATCCCGCATTGTTGCACCCACAAGGCG